AGGCTGATTCACACCGGAATTCTTAACCATTTAATATACTATTGTATTTTAATTCGCGTATAGTAAACCAGCCATGCCATTTTCAACTCTCAAAATGTTATAGTTAACCGCATATATAGGGTGTGTCATTGGTAAAGTCTCACTTATAATTTTTACATTATCGAGACGACTAAAGTTTAGCGTACCTGTGGGCTGTAAAGAACTTGTTAAGAGACAGAAACAATACATAAAGAAATCCGGGGAAGTCACATAATTCGTGTGATAATATGCCATGACGTCTATGTAATGTGGTTTCGCCCATTTAAAGTTTCCTATATCGAGGCCATTTATGTTTAACTTAACTCGATTTGATATGGATGTAAGTGCACCATTGGATGATGTATCCGAAGAGGCGATATATTTAACTGGATGACTAAATATGAGTTCTTGATCCAATTCACCCGATGGTATGTTTTTTTGCACTTGTGTGATGAGCATTTCGTGATTACGAGAAACTATATTTCCGCGCTCTTCATTGTCGAGATAGTAGTAATTCGCATACAAATCATAATTGTAGTTTCCGACGGCGTTCCCCCAGTGAATTCGTATTTCTACGTTATGATAATGCAACGCCACGAGTGGAAGTGCGCACTGAGGACCTTCACAAAAGAAAAATCGAAGTGGATAAAAGTATGATTTAGAGCTTATACCTGGATGTGGACCGTTTGAGCTCTTAGACACATTCTGCGCAAATGTATCTATAGCGATTTTCTCCGTAAACACCGAATCTTGAGAATCGACGAGATGTCCCCCTATGTATAGTTCAATTTTATCTATCACTTGAGTCCAGTCTGTTATGTCTATGGATTGATTGTTATCGTCTACTGTGATATACAAGTATCCAAGCATATCACCAGTTTTGTCGAATTTTACGGATGTCATAGCGTTATTTTTCACATTACCCTGCATGAGTTGTTTCTCTACGGACTGTGAAAAATTTGAATGCCGTTTGAATGTCGACGTGAAGAATGATATCTCTGGTTCACCCATGATGTGTTCATCTTGGGCACCTATGGCTATCAATTGCACGACTCCCGCCGACATTTATAATACATAAAGGTAAAAAATACACGTACCTAACGCCCCGATTCAATGAAGGGCAAATTCTTATTCTTGCAAACAAATTTGAAAATAAAAAAGTTATCGGTGCCATCACTTGTCGTGACCCCATTTTCATCTCTAAGAGTAAAGCTTAACCTGTCCACCTTTCTAATTGGCGTCATATATTGTGTGGTGACGTCATAATCATCCTTAAATATGATTGGATTTGACCCGTCCTGTATCACCGTACCGAACCCTCTGTTAAGTACGGTCATGTCCCCTTGACCACCGTACACATTAGACGTTCTTTGGGAATAATTCGTATTCAATTCATCCACTGAGATATGGCATACATTGGAGCCGGATGCATCGATACGAGCCGCCAAAAGACGAGCCTGTACGATGTTTTCGATTGGTTGCGTCAAGTGCGCCGTGAAAGTGTTTTTGCTATCTTGACCGATGGTATCGACCGAGATGGTATGATACTCGTATTCAAAATCTGGTAAAACTTGCCGAACCGTATTCACAGTAGTCATTACTAATACATTATATTAAAGATCCACCGATTCCACCGATAATCTTCGCGTCCGCACTTTTCTTGACGAATTCTTGGTCGCCACAGATACCACCTGGAGTCAAAGACTTGGTGTAGTACGCGGATTCTTTCGAACCTGGTACACATTCAATCTTGTGTTCCAAATCAAAAATGGATTCGACAGCGCCTTCGGGGGCGACTTCAAGATTGATTGGTCTGGGCTGGTAACCACTTCTTCGTTGGGGGAACATCACCATCAACGCCGAGAGGAGTGCGCATATCAAAGCAATCGCCTTAAGGGTGTTTCGGTTTGTGGTGTTGAGTTTCATCATTTATTATGTATGCAATATTTTTTATAAAGTGCGTTAAAGAATTTGAATTAGTTTCAAAGTACAGAGTAATGGACGGAGAAATATCACTCGACCGGAGCGTTGGGAATGTCATGAAGCTTGATGACAATGAACAGGCGTTGATGGATGAGATTGAAATTGAGGCGCCCCGTCCACGCTCTTCACGACGCGTCCCACAGCCGACGGTATACAAACCACAGCCACAACCAACGATGCAAGAAGACATCGATGCGTTTGCCAACCCGACTAAGCAGTCGGCTCCACCACAACACCAAGAAGAACCCGTTGATTACGGCGAATACGATGAAGAAGAGATGGAACAGCCACAGTACATGCAAGGTGATTATGCGATTCAAGAAGAAGAGCGACCATCGCCTGGGTATAAATCCATCGACGAAGAGAAGGCAGACCTTGTCAACAAACTTGGTCGTCTCGAAAAGAAGGGGTTTTCGGTGAACAAACGACTCAATGTATACTCGAACGTTGACGATTTGCGTACGGAAGTGAAGCGAATCACGTATAGCATTGACGTCGACCGCTCTATTAAGTTCTCTCGTCGTATGCTGATTGCGTGTGTGACTGGTCTCGAGTTTTTGAATAAGAAATACAACCCATTCGAAATACAACTTGAAGGCTGGTCCGAAAATGTAATGGAAAACGTCGACGACTACGATGAAGTATTTGAAGAGTTATACGTCAAGTACAGGACGAAGATGCACGTTGCTCCAGAAGTCAAGCTCATCATGATGCTCGGTGGTTCAGCGATGATGTTCCACTTGACGAATAGTATGTTCAAGTCGGTCATGCCCAATATGAATGATATCTTGAAGCAAAATCCAGGACTCGTTCAAAACATGGTCGATGCTGTGAAAAACACGACGCCAAGAAGTGCTATGGACGCCCCATCGAGCGAACCATCGGGTGGTAACCAGTACGAAATGAAGGGTCCAGGCGTCGATATTTCAAGTTTGATGGGTAACATTATGATGCCACCCGCACCACCTATGTCTACCACGGCACCTGAACCCATTCCAACGATTGATGATGACGACGATGATGCGATTTCGGACATCGTCGAAGGTCCAGCCGATGATGACGAAGAGGAGAGCGATGTCAAAGAGGTGAAAGTGTCGACCACGACAAAGGGTAAACGTGGTCGTAAGAAGAAGTCAGTAGAAATAAATTTGTAAACATAGAGTATAAATGATAGGGTACTGTCCCCTTGAGGAAGAACCGCCACCCAGGCTTCCTCGGATGTATGCGCCATCTACCGGATCTCGCCCTTCTTCCAGAGGAGAGACTCGCACAGAAGACACTGAAACGAATTACGTCGTTTTGTTCTTTATCGCGGGTGTGGTCGCACTCGCCGCGATGGACGCCATTAAGAAGTAAACGAACTATTTTTACCATTCGCATATCATGTGACTGGTAAAAACAGATTAATTTAAGCGTTTTCAAGTTCATCGACCATTTCTCGTAGTTCATTTATAGCCGCGACCGTGTATGCGATGAGACCCACGTAATCGAGTTTTGCGTGTTCTTCACCCCAATCTTCATAATTGGGTTCATTCTTTGTTTCATTTGGATTTGCATCTTTACCGAGTTCGACGAGGTGTCTCAATTCAGGGGCATCGTAATAGATGTCTTGTGCTATGAAACCAGATTCTTCTAGACCGTCTTTGACATACATGACTGGATTGAGTTTAGAAAGTGTGTCGAGTGAATTGACTATGATCTCTGAGTTTGATTTAGCTCTCGCATCGGATGTCGGAGACAGGTTGAGGTTTGTGAGACCTGAACCATCACCGTAGTAATATTCGGCGAATATATTGCCATTTATAACTAAATTTCCAGATGCATCGGCTACGTTTTCATCATAATAGCTCGTACCCATGGATATTGTGTGCTGTGGATTTGTGTTATGAAACCCAAGTCTAGCCTCCCTGAGGGACGTATAAGATTCTGTGATGAACTGCGTAGACGCACCAGGTCCATTGACCCAATCGGGTATACCAGAACTATTTATGGCTAAAAATTGCCCAGCTGCCCCTTTTGGTAATCTTGTCAGTGTGTTTGTTCCGGATGCATAGAGTATATCACCTGTGGTAAACCCAGTAATACCAGTCGTTGAAGTGACCATGAGATTTCCTTCGAGTGATGATATTCTATTATCAAGAGATGACACGCTCGGTGATGCACCCCAAGTGGGTACACCCGATGCGTTTACGGACAATACATCGCCTTGTGTAGAACTTATAGCAAGCTTTGATAAATTACCCGCGGAGGATGCATATAGTATATCACCTTTTGTAAAATTTGTGGTGATCCCATTCGTGTTCGTGATGATGACTTTTTGATTGAGTGTGTTTATTCGCGATGAGTTATCATCTAATTGTGATTGTGGTACAATTGATGTGAGCTCCGAACCATCACCATAGAAAAAATCAAGTGTCGTGACATTTCCATTGACGACGACATTTCCACTCGTCTCCAGTGATGTGACTAGGTTTGAAAATGTTATTTTGTCATTTGTTACGGCGTCTTGGGAAGTTACTTGTTGAAGTGTGGGTGCGGGTAAATTTTGTAATTGGGACCCGTCACCTATGAAATTCCCACCCACTTCAATATCTTGGTCGAACACGGCACCCAATGTCGATGTATTATCTTGAGCGAGTACAGATTGAAGTGTAATTGTAGGACCCGGGGGTAAATTTGTGAGTTGTGATCCATCACCTATAAAAAATCCCTGTGTTTCTACATCGCCACCAAATAATACACTGTTTGTTGTTACGTTTCCGTTGTCTGTAACCGTTTGAAGTGTTTCTGGTGGTTTACTGTAAAATTTTCTATATGACCGACCCTTTGATGAACAAGACAT